ATGAATAAAAATGATATATGATATGAATGATCTGAAATTTACAACTTGTGGAGATTACATGGCAACGACTGAAGAACGATACGTAGTGGTTACGACAACATCAAGTTTTCGACAACGATATGCAATTCCTGTAAGTAGGTTGCAGGAACTTAACACAGATGTTGACATCACTAACGATCCCGCCAAACAAATTGAATGGACAAAGGATTCCGTAACTGCAGAAGAAATAAAAGAGTTTTCTCAGAAGTGGTTAGGTGAAACTATTGTCGATACATTTATTCTTGATGAAGAACGTGTACTTCAATTGTTTGATCGTGACAATGATTATCTTTCAGAGTGGACAAAAGAAAAGAAACTCGAATGGATAGATGATTGGAAGGAGAAACCAGTTGTACCATAGTATCGAAGATTGGATCAAACGCATAAATGAAATGCATGACTTGTGTGTACAGGCACATCGTATTCGAAATGAATTCTCTGATATCAGTTATAAAGAATATGATTACAACACCTGCAAACATATCTTAGAACAAGTCCAGTCAATGGCTGCAGGTATCGCAAGTGAAAAGATCACTGAAATAAAAACTGATATGGATAGTTGGAAAAATGACCGTTGAAATATTTGGAATGGGAAACTGCATCAATTGCACTAAGTCTATGAAGGTTGCAAAGGCTTATAATCTTCCATACGAGTACTTCGATATCACATACAAAAAGTTCAGAGATATTCTGGAAAGTCGTATGGAGATAAACGATGGTATGCCTCAACCTGTGATATTTTGGAACAAACGATATGTCGGAACCTATAATGATTTTCTTCAAGAGATAGAAGATACAATAGGCGGTTTTGGAGATGGAAAGATATGAATAAAGATTTAGTCTTTTTGATTGCATTTGTAATGTTGATTGTATTCATTGGAATTCAAATGTCTATAATGCAAGATCAAATTGATGTGTTAGGAAACACATTATCTGAACAACTCGAAGAATTACAGGAAATGAAAGATGGCGGGTCGTAAAGTAAGAACAGAAGCCTTAGATAATCTCACTGCACAGTACAACGAAATCTGTAAAGAAAATAAAGAACTTGTTTTTGAAAACGAATTAATCAGACGACAGAACACAATGTTGTTGGAAACACTGGAAGCAGTTTGTGATGAGAATATCATCCCAGATGACTCTACTAGGTTTCGTCTGAATAATGTTCTTAATAACATTGTGGAGATGAAATAAATTTGAAATCCTCTAAAGTACAACTTCATCATTTGATGAAAGTCAATCCACTTACTGAAAATCAGAAGAAGTCTTTTGATATGTGGGAAGGTCGACATAACTTGGTTATGTCTGGATCTGCAGGTACAGGTAAAACATTTCTTGCGATGTATCTTGCACTGCAACAGGTTTTGGATAAGAACACGCCTTACGACAAGGTTGTTGTTGTAAGATCTATCGTACCTACACGAGACATTGGTTTCTTGCCTGGCGACGAAGAAGAAAAGAAGGATGCATATTCGAGACCATACATCTCTTTGTGTGCAGAACTTCTACAGGACAATGAAGCGTGGTTACACCTTATTACAGAGAACAAGGTTCAATTCCTCTCTACTTCATTCATCCGTGGACTGACCTTATCTAATGCAATCATTATTGTTGATGAGATGCAGAACCTGAACTTCCACGAACTTGATACAGTCATCACACGAGTCGGCGAAGATTGTCGGTTCATCATGTGTGGTGACTATTACCAATCGGACTTTGAGAAAGACAAAGATCGAAATGGTATTCTAAACTTCATGAACATTATCAGAGAATTGAAGATGTTCAGTGTGATTGAATTTACATGGGAAGATATTGTCAGATCTGACTTTGTAAAAGACTATATTATGGTTAAAGAAAAGCTGGGACTATCATAAGGAGATATTATGGCTAAAGTAGTAGGCGCAGGTAAAACTTCAAAAAAGGGCGTTAGAAAAGTTACATCTATTGGAAAATCAGTACGATCACGTCCTAATAGTAAAAACCAAAAACGAAATTGGAAGAAGTATAGAGGTCAAGGATGACACTAATTTTTGAACGAGTGGGTAAAATTGTATATGCACGAGAATTTGGTGCACATCCTTCAACACGTTGGGTATATAAAGAACTGGATTGATGAAGAAATTTATTTTTGATGTGGATGGCACATTGACTCCAAGTCGTGGTGTCATCGATCCTGCATTCGCTAAATGGTTCTGGGGGTTTATCCAGTCCAACAAAACTTGGTTAGTTACAGGTAGTGATTATCCAAAAACACTTGAACAGTTAGGTCGGGACATCTGCGAAGAAGTGGTGACTGTCTACAACTGTTCTGGTAATGATACGTTCTTCAAAGGTAGACGTGTTAACACAAAATCTTTCAACCCACCACAAGAACTTTATGACTTGATGCACGGTTGGTTGCAGACTAGTTCTTTCCCTCTACGCATGGGAAACCATATCGAAGAACGAGCGGGTACTATCAACTTCAGTATTATTGGTAGACCCTATGATCCCCCACTGACACTTGCAGAACGCAAACTTTACATCAAACATGATTTGGAAAATCGTGAAAGAGAAAGTATTGCATATCAGATCAATTACGAATTTCCTGATGTTGCTGCAACAGTGGGTGGGGAAACAGGTGTAGACATCTATCGCAGAGGTGGAGACAAAAGTCAGATCCTAGAAGACTTTGATGCACCATATGATGATATCTATTTCTTTGGTGATAAAATGCAAGAAGGTGGTAACGACTATCCTTTGGGAAAACTTCTTCCAGAGAAAAATGTTTTCGAAGTCAAAGACTGGAAACATACGTGGTCGATATTGAGTGAGATGTAGAAATAAATACTATTACTCATAAGGAATAGAAACATGTTTAACAGATTTATGCAAACATTAACATTGTTCACTGCGTTTGCAATCGCTGCAGTGGCTGCATGGTTTTCAGTGGTTGGTTTGTCAACTATCTTTGCAGGTGCATTCTGGTCTGTTATAATCATGGCGTCTATTCTAGAAATCGGTAAACTCGTAAGTGCAGTTTGGTTACACCTATACTGGAAATCGGTTGGTGGTCTAATCAAACTGTACCTTTTAATCTCAGTTTTCATCCTCATGGTCATCACGTCTATGGGGATCTTTGGTTATCTGTCAAAAGCGCACATCGAAACCAAAGCGAGTGGTGGAGAATATGCAGCCCAAATTGAAAGAATAGAACAACGTATTGATAGACAGAATACTCAGATTGCACGTGCAAACAAAACTTTAGATGATTTAGATGCTGCACTTGACAAGTACAATGAAGTCGGTGCGGTTACTAAGGGACTTGCTGCACGTGAAGATCAGAAAGAACAACGTGAGGTTTTGAACGCAGATATCGATACTGCATATGATAAGATCGACGAGTACAGAGATCAGATTGCAGACATCAACGTAGAAGTTCGTGCATTCGAAGTTGAAGTTGGTCCTATCAAATATGTCGCAGAACTTGTCTATGGTGATGATGCAGAAACGAACCTCAGTGATGCGGTTCGTTGGGCGATTATTCTTATTATCGTCGTATTCGATCCACTCGCAGTTATTCTGTTGATCACATCCGCAAAAGCGATCAAAGAACAGAAACCAAAACCCAAACGTAAACCTGCAAAGAAAAACATCAACTACATTGATCCAAAGGACATTGTAAAGGTTGACCCTATCTAGCCTAAATATCTCTACACATAGGAGATTTTAGATTATGATCATTGCAGGCGTAGACTACAGTTTGACATCCCCCGCTATATGCGTCCACGAAGGAGACGAGTGGGATTATAAGAACTGTCGATTTTATTATATGGTAAAACGTGACAAACTATTACATCCAGAGAAGCAGTTCAATGCAACTCTGTATCCTTCTTTTGACCACGATATTGAAAGGTTCGAAAAACTTTCTCTTTGGTCACTCAACATTCTCAAAAAACATAAAGTAACACACGTCAACATCGAAGGTTATGCTTTCGGTGCGGTTGGTCGTGTCTTTCAGATCGCAGAAAACGCAGGACTCTTAAAGTATCAAGTGCATAAAGAAGGATTGGGTTGTTTTGTTCATGCTCCGACTGTTATTAAGAAATTTGCGACAGGTAAGGGTAACGCCACGAAAGAAAAGATGTATGATGCATTTTTTTCTGAAACAGGGGTTGACATTCGTGAAAAAATCGGTATAATGTCAGTTAAACAATGGAACCCTGTGAGTGACATTGTGGATGCTTACTATATTGCGAAGTTCGGTTTTGAAACGGAGAAAGAGAATGCAGATCAAACGTAAGAGTACAATAACTGGTGTTTATCGTACACGTGAAGTCAAGGTGAAACCCAGAGATTATGAGATGTGGGAGAAGGGATACGTGAGTATCAACGAAGCAATGCCTTACCTTGATGAGAATGATCGTGCATTCATTCTTGCAGGTATTACTGATGATGAATGGAAACAAGCATTCGCTGCAGAAATAAGTAACATAATCAACGATCAATTCTGAGGAAAATTTATGACTACTATGACCGCATGGTTACTTATTTCCTACGTTGTAGGCACTGCATTCGGATTTTACATGGGAAAGCGTTATCTTATCCACGAAGCATTAGACATACTTATCGATCAACTTATTGAGGATGGATATATCAAAACAAAAGGATCTGGTAAGAATATAGAGTTGTTGAAGTACTGGGAAAAAGAATGATAATTATATTTAATGGACCGCCTGGTTCTGGTAAAGATGAGGCTGCTGCATGGATGCAGAATCGTGGAAACTTTGAACATCTAAGTTTTAAACACGAACTTTATAAAGAAACAATATATTACTTTGATGTTCCGACAGACTGGTTCATGGAACGTTGTACAGATCGTGAAACAAAAGAAGTTCCATCTGTATTACTTGGACACATGTCCTGTCGTGAAGCAATGATTCATGTTTCAGAAAATGTTATCAAACCAAAACATGGAAAGTCTTATTTTGGTGAACAAGTGACTAAACAAGTCAAGGATGGTGTGGATTATGTCATCTCTGATGGTGGATTTGTAGAAGAGATTATGCCTTTGATTGATAGAGTTGGGAAAAATGATATTGTACTTGTCCAACTTGTTCGTGAGGGTTGTTCATATTCTACAGACTCTCGCAGGTACTTCAATGGTAGTCCTGTATATGATTTCATCTGCGGCAAACTATCATCCATTGAAGAAGAATATATTCAAGATGTCCAACTTCCAATCAAGACAATTCGCATATATAATAATGGAACGTTAGAACAATTCCATTCCGCATTAGAGGAAGTACATGGGTTCATCAAACATGAAACTGTCAGCTGAACAACATGGTGAGATGGTTTTTACTATACTTTTTAATGATTACCATCGTCCATTTGTAAAGGGCAAAGCAAATAGAGATAAGATTGAAGAAGAGATCGTAATGGGTATTTACAGGGGTGAAATTCCTGCATGTTCGCAGGAAGATGTAGATATGGTCATCAATTTAGTAGACGATTTGTTACTTAATGGGATAGAGTGAAACTGGATTCTTTGTTATGAGTAAACTTGTTGGTATACCTGTACCAAACGTCATCAATCTTAAAGAATGTGAAGATCGTCGCATTTACATGCAGAACGAACTGGCTAAACATTCTATCACTCCAATCTTTCATCAATACGATAGATACGAAGACTCAGATGTTCGTGCATTCTGCGATGAAATGATTGAACCTTATTGGATCGACAAAGGCACTACAACTTCCCACCTTCTCACAATCAAGAAATGGTTAGAAACAACAGACGAAGAGATTGGTCTGTTCATGGAAGATGATGTTGATTTCACCACAGTCCAACACTGGAACTTCACCTTCGAAGAGTTTGTGGAACGGATGGGTACAAAGTGGGGTGCACTACAGT